TAATACAACTGGTGCAAACGTATCATTACGTGGAACACTTGGAGGATACTTAGGTATTTCTGCAGGTGCAGTTGGATTAAGTTCAACATTTGGTGGACGTACAACACCATACGCTATCTAAACAATAGCATGCTAAGAAAAGGGCTTCGGCCCTTTTCTTTTGGGTAAAAATTCTAAATTAATATTGATACATAGTTAAACATACAAGGAGTTCACTGTGGCATTAACACAAAATGAAATTTTAAACAATACTAGAACAGTATTAAAACAAGTCCCATTCCGCACAAATTTTGAAAGAGAAAATTTTGTATTTGGCGTAGCAACAGGAGCCCGTCTATTGGTATCCCTTTGCCAAGAGATGGAGTTTTTAAATAATGAGTACAATACAGCTTCAAATGATTGGTCAAAGGATGCAATTATTGAAGAAATGAACATCATTAACACTAAAATTGTAGAATTGCAAGCCGAAATTGGTACCGATGTACGTGCGGTGTTAGAAGAAGCTGAACCAGCATATTGGGTTGAAGAATTAGCCAAGCGAGCAGCAGTTGAAGCTATCTGTCAAAAAGTATCAGTTGAAAATATGGATCAACTATTGAAACTACCAGCTGAGTTATATGAAGAATCAATTGTTAAGTGTCAGACATTTTTAAATGTTATCAACAAAACAACACGCCTTGCTGAACGCAAAGCCAATGTTGCCAATGTTCCATCCTCTGACGAATAATGTTTGGTAAAACAACTAAAAATATGTTTGAAAAACAACCTGTTCTCAGTGAACAGGTTGTTATTTGCGTCCCTACCAACGGTAACGTGCATGCAAAGTTTACATACTGCTTAGTTAAAGCAATTCAGTTCACTGAACGCCAGGGCATACCAGTTCAACTTGACATGGATGCTGGTACAGTATTAAGTAATCAGCGACAGGTGTTATTGACAACTGCAATTGATGTACACAATGCTGAACATATCATGTGGCTTGATAGTGATATGACATTTCCTGAAGACGTTATAGTTCGATTACTTGAACACAAAAAACGAGTAGTGTGTGCAACGTACTCTAAGAGAGTTCCGCCTTTTCATCCAACTGCTTTTGTTAGCATAGATCCCGTGGAACCAGTTGACACTGAAGGGCACGGCCTTGTTGGTGTTCGATATACTGGGTTTGGTTGTGTCTTGATGAAAGCCAGTGTAATTGATGATATGCCAAGTCCGCATTTTCCTCTAAAGTGGCATGCACCAAGTTCAACTTGGCACGGTGAGGATATGGGATTTTGTGATCTGCTTGATCACAATGGCATTAAGATTTTTTGCGACTTGGATCTTAGTCGCGAGATTGGCCATTTAGGTCAGCGAGAATTTCTAGTGAATCAGGCAAACTAACAAAGAATGCACACCAGCGTCTTAACTTTTTAAGATTGACAGCAGCCGATAATTGGTATTCAGGATGCTCGGCGCTTAATAGCACACTACGCATAACAGCACCGTCAATGACGGTGCTTTTTATTAAGCGCATTTTCAACTCGTGATCTGCAATAACACTATTGAGAAGTGGATGGGTCCACGACTCATCATTGATTAATCTACGAAGTTCTAAATACCAACGTTCGGTGTACACAATGTTATCTTTGTACAGATTATTGAGAAGCGGATTGTTAAGCCATGTTGCCCAGCACTGCTGAAAATTAAGCTGGCGGTGAGGCCCTGTATATATTTCTGGGGTTGTTTGTTTATTAATGGTGTTTTTAATTACTCTTAACGCCATTAAGCAACCCCTCCAACGATTCTTTAAAGCCACGACTACTGAACATTTTTGCAGTATTACGATGTAAAGGCTGTGGCCATTCCCACAGGTTAACCCAGCAGTAGCCAGCACTTTCCTCATCTATTACAGGAATAAATTCGTCTTCGCATAATATCAAATAGCTAACATGCCGAAAACGCTTGTCGCGGGTAGTAAACGTATATACATGACTCATTGCAATCGTATGCGGTACACCCGGGTATCCAAGTTCTTCGCATAGCTCGCGCTTGAGACCATTAAGATCACCTTCGTCACCATCTAGCTTGCCGCCCCATAGTCCCCAACACATACTATGTGTTTCGGCTGGGCTACGAAGTTGCATCATAACCCTGCCGGTATTTTTACTTACAATTAATGCGCCAACAGCTCTCATGTTCTTACTTAGTTTACAATCCGCCAGTAACCCTGCTCAAAGATACCTTCGAGTGCAAGTACCCAATCAGTTCCTGTAAAATATAACTTAGCCATCGTATTTGCATTGGTAGTGTATGCAATTGCATTAACAGCACTTGCATCAAAGCTAACAATCCAATTACTGCCATTGTATTCAATGATATCATTTGCATCAGCAACAAGATTCCCCCACCGTCCATTTTGCACAACCGCAGTGGTTAGTAAATAACGTTGACCTGGAGATACAGCTGGAATATTTCCATTCCCCGGGTAGCTACTAGTTGGATCAATGATACCATTGATCATTGTAATTGTATCAGTTGGCAATGTTGATATATCAGTTGTGTATGATAATACATTTACATTCCCTGGAACTTCGGAAATCTTTAAGATTACTTCGTGTGCATTGCTAATATCGCCGAGCTTCAATCTAATTTCTGTAATGCCATTATGCATTCCGCCGTAGTGACTAAAGTGTTCTGCCCAGCTTAACTTAGTGCCATCAACTCCACTAGCTGATACATCAGAATTATTGCTATTCAATAACTGTATAAAATCATTTGTAACACGTAAGTGTCTGTTCTCAAATGTAATCCATTGTCGACTTGATGGAGCATTGTTATTGATAATAATGTCGTCAATAAATCCGTAGTTTGCATCTACATTATTGATGATACTATGAATAAGCACTTGTCGCTTGACCTTAGCAGGTGGTGTCAAAAAGATCGGCAGTTGAAAGATTAAACTTGCGACGTCAATAATATCGTCAGTGCCTTGTGGAATACTACGTGCAGTCCATGTAATGTTTATAAGTTCGACTACTGCTAAACTGGTCCAGTCGTATGGGTTTTGACTGCTTTGCAAGTTTACAGATGGATTGAATAGTAGCAAGATTTGCTCGAGTAACTGCAACTTTTGTTCAGTGTTACTGGTCCATATGTCAACGTTAATTGTTAAGTCAAACGGAATCGGAGCATGTCTTTCCAATGTGTAAGTTTCCCCAACTTGGTCTTGGTAACTACCAGCATTTGGATCATATTGCTTTTCATAAATTTGTACACTATCTTCAAACGAAGGTGTCATTCTACGTTCTGCATTTGGTAATAGTTCTGCAATGTAGCAACTAATAGCAGGCACACTTAACATTGTGTTTTCACTGTTATTACGAAGAATGTGTTGACTCATACGAGTAGTGTCGCCATAACGAACTGGGACCTGATGATAGTTATCAAGTCCATTTGCGTCCTTGCCCATCTTCACACTGAACCCTCCGAACAGCTTCATGAACTGTAGTAACCAACGTCTTATTTGTTGATCATAAAAATATTGTTGAGCCATTAATTGTCTGCCTTAGGTTTAACAAATACATTACTCAATGCTTGTCTTTGAGGAACTGTGCCAGTTGCTGTAGTTGTAGTGCCGGTGTTATTGATATAACTTCCGCCGTTGAATGTAGCATTTGCCCAGCCAGTTGCTTGCAAGTTATCTGCCACCCTGAACCATTTATTACCACGATATACAAACAATCGTTCTGGTGTGTAATCTGCTCTAACAAACAACTCGCCTTGTGTTGGCTGGTCAGGAAAACTTAGTCCAGATGGTACAGATGAGGTATTGCCACTTGCAGCAACTTGTTCAGACGTATTAACAGAAATATTAGAAGTCCCGGATCCATCAAATCCAGTTATAACCGGAGCAAAGGTAGATGCTGTAAATTCTGTATTGTTATATCCTGCAGCCGGAGTAAGTACCTCAGCTGACGCAATAATAGCATTTGAAATGGCCATCTCTTTGTTATATGTACTCAATGCGTTTTTTAAGCTATCTTCATCTTGTGGGTCGCCTAGTATGCTACGGTATTCTTGTGCGTCATTGATAGGGGC